GTTACCATCGTTAGCGTCGACAATAGCAATGCTATCAGCCGAAACGTCAACTGTAGCAGCAGTCAACTCGTTGATGTCAAGTTTCATGACAGCAGAGGAAGCGGCAAGACCGTCACCAGCAAACAATGTTGCAAGAGCGTCAGTAGTGACACGTTGCTCTGTAGCACCGTCAGAATCAAGCGACAAGAATGAATCACTTGCTGCTGGGGTAGCAGTCGAGAATTCAGAGATATCAATCTCTAAACCAAGGATGCTGTCGACACCACCAACGTAGTTGAGACCAGGACCAGCGATAGAGCCGGTGATACTCACCTTGTCGGAGTTGGTGTGGATTGCACCAGAAACCTGAACTGCAAGAACAGCAGAGGCAGCGATGAGTCCATCACCAGCGAAAAGAGTAGCAAGGTCATCGACCGTGTCTTTCTTAGTGCTGTTATCTGAAGAATCAACGATTCCGATGAAGTCGCCAGAAGCGATATCAACAGCGGTCAATTCGTGAAGATCAAGTGACATGACGCCAGAAGCAGCACCGAGACCGACACCAGCAAGACCAGTAGCGACGTCGTCGTTCAACATAGCATCTGTAACACCATCCGCTTTAATGCGAAGTGAGTCAGAGTTAGTTTCGATTGATGAATCATCAACGTTTACTTTCAGAGCTTGAATGCTGTCAACACCACCGATGTAGCCAAGACCATCACCAGCGATAGAACCAGTGATACTAACTTTGTCAGTGTCAATGTGAACTGCGCCAGAAACCTGAACTGCAAGAACAGCAGAGGCAGCGATGAGTCCGTCACCAGCGAAAAGAGTAGCGAGGTCGTCGACTGTCTCTTTCTTGGAAGCGTTGCCATCAGTTGCGTCGACGAAGCCGAAGCTATCGCCAGCAGCAATTGCAGCGGCGCCTAACTCATTAAGATCAAGCGAAAATACACCACCTGATGCGCCAAGTCCGACACCAGCTGCGGTGTCAGCGTAGTTAGAAAATGAGTCGCGCTTCATGAGACCGTCAGAGGCATCGATGTAAAACATTGCATCTTCTGCGAGGGTAGCTGCAGCTGTTGCAGTACCGAGGAGCTTGACGGAACCGCCGAACTCGAAATCACCAGAACCAGACAGATCACCGTCTTGCTCTAATGATAGGGCAACATTGCCCGCTTCGTCCTTGATGAGAAGATCACCATCTTGGTCCAAAGCACCAGACATGATTGCATGCCCTAATTGGAATTTGTAAGCCATTTTTAAAAACCCTCCATATTATAAGTTTTGTTTTATGGTAAATTCGAATAAGATAAACTTATCCAAATTTGATCCTCGTGAACGCACGAGGAGTCGCTTATAATTAGTACTATGGATGCTTAAAAATTTTAGTAAATATAAAATTTATCTGAGCCGTTACAATAAAGCTGAATCGATGCAAAGGGTGACTCTAAAACTATCGAATTTGAGCCGTCGATTGTTTGTGAACCAGATGCCACAATTGTAACATTATTGGTATTTGCGGCGCCGAATTCATCTTTTACCACATATGTTTGACCATTTCCGAGAAGACCAGCTGCAGGCAGCGTTATCGACAGAGGACCATTCTGAGTACTGGCGCCAATATAATAATCAGTAGTTGAGGCGGTGATTGATGTGTTAATAAATCGTCGAGATAATATCAACCCTCCACCTACAGTCAACACGTTGCTTTGAAAAGATAGAGCAGAGGAGCCAGATATGTTTCCATCATCTTGTTTAATTTGTATGGAGTACTCTGGTCCCAGTGGGTTTGCACCGCCGCTGCCTGAGATTCCTGTTAGTTGGCTGCCGTCTCCTATGAAGATTGAGGCGGATATCCCGACGCTAGCGGAAATGTCACCGACAACTCCCAACGTACTACCATCAAACGTGAGATTACTTTCACACGTTAATGTGTTTGCATCTCCACCAACATTCGTAATAATCGCGTTGTTGGTTGCGTTAGATACACGTGGTACATTAATAACTTCGCCACCATCAGATGTGCTTAAGTTTCCAGATAGAATATTGGCAGTAAGCGAACCACTGGCTGGCAAATATTTGTGCGCCGCAATGATCGTACCAGATATAGCATTGTAAGCCATTTACGGTGCCTCCCTTTATTAATTAGAAGACAAACCAGTTGGCTCCATTAGAATATAAACTAATTGCCGGCAATGTTCCGGTAAGTATATAAAACGAGGATCCATCAATTGTGTAACCACTTGAAGCGCTGAGTCGAATATTTGTTCCTACTCTAATGACTTCATCTTTAACCAGAAGCAAAGACCCAGAACCATAGATGGAAGCACTTGGTATAAGTATTTCGACATTTGATGTGTTTTGTACACCCAATATATAACTGGGAGCACTGGCTGTTACTGACGTTCCCGTTACGGGTTCGTATAGAACGTTCAAGCCACGCACGTGAACTGCTTCGGTTGTCGTACTCGCGCTTAATATTTTGTTATTAGCTTCATCGATGACTACAAGACTACCAGTTCTGGAGTGTAAATCGTTATCACTATTACCAAAGTACGTTGAACCACTAGAATCAATCTCGGTAACGTTTTCGATATGATAGTGACTGGCGCTGATTATTCCATCGACCACCAATGTACCAGTCATCACCAAAGTGCTGGCTGTGTATCCACCATACGCAGACGTATGATATAAGAGACTTGCAGACCCGCTGGTAGAGTTAGCTCCAGTTAAAAACTGAACTGACCCTGTTGGTCCTGCTGCCTGTCCACCGCCGGAAGTTCCGCAGTCTACATATGCCCATCCAAATGACATGTTTAGCCGACTCCTGCGGATCCGCTCCAAGAGTTGCCGGAGGTTGTATTACATCTTTGAGATGGAATCGTCGTTAAACCTGATACCACATCGCATGTGCCAGCAGTGGCACCATAGAGCCAAATTTCTGACACCTTTATTTCAAACTGTTCCGACTGCCCAAAGCCACCTGACCCACTGGGTGGGACTGTAAAGTAGTGACTCTCATTGCCGTCGGGTCCAGCAATACCTTCGACGCCATGGGCGGAGAATCCAACTCTTAGGTCTGATACGCCTTTATTATATACTTGAAACCATCTACTCACGTATGGTAGAGATACCACACGAGCAGTATCGTTGTATATAACACTCGAACTTATATAAGGTCTTCCGCTTACTTGATAGGCGGGAACGTGGTTTATGCCCACTTCCATGTGATATGATTTAATAAAATTTCCATTTGAATTTGCCATAATTTTAGCTCCCAATTTTTAATGCATTCAGTATAAATAGTCAGTTGTTTCTTCTGTCGCGCCTTTCTTTGGCTCTAAGTCTCTTTTGTTCTTGTCTATCTCTAAGTCGGCGCGCTTTTTCACTCTTTTTTCTTTTCTTAACAGAGGGCTTCTCGTAGTATCGTCTTTCTCGGGCTTCATCCAATATGCCTTCTTTCTTGGTCTTGCGAATAAACTTTCTAATCATCTTCTCCGCATTACCGCGGCACTCTCTTGCCGTTACTTTAAAATTACACTGCTTTTTCATTTCATTGCCTTCCAAACTTGTGATGCTCCGCCGATAAGAGAACTAATATCAACTCCGGAGTCGGTGGGATTCCCTAAGTCGGATGCGCCGGCTGTGGCTTGTTGCTGCGCTGGGGCTGGTACAGTTCCTTCAAACAGATTAACACCATTATAAGCTTCACTTCCGATTGCTTCCATCATTTTTGACCGGTGCTCTTGGATTCTTTGAGAAGCTTGTGCTGCTTTCTTTTTAATTTCAGGATCCGAGGAGGGTGATGGGTGTTGGGGACGCTGTGGTGTCTCCACAATCATGTTCCCCTGCATTCCTTTAGCTACTTCAGAGACCACGTTCGATAGAACGCCCTCTTCTATGAGTACTTCGTTAATACATTCTTTAACAATTGGCTTAATTAGCCTTTTTAAATCAGTCTTGTTCATTTGTTTTCCATTTAGGTTTGTTGTGTGTCGCCTGCCAATAAATCACTAACTTCTGGATCTTTAGCAGCTTTATTGAGATCTGCTTGGTTCTTCTCTCTATTATCATCCATAGCTTGAAGATCGACATTCTTACTGATCCAATCAGTTTGTATCTTGGCTATGCTTCTTGCTGCCAATAATTGCTGCTCCGGCAAGTTATAAGTATTCTCATCTACAACTTTTTGCCAAAACAACATCATCGCGCTGCCCACAATATATTTCTGATAATCTGATTTCAGAAGAGCGAATATCATTGATATGTTTCTTTCGAGGGCAGAGTTAAATCCTGAATTGTCTTGCTCGTTTAGAGAATCAGTACTAAAACTAAACAACTGTTCCCTTCGTTCAGAATTAGTGAATCCTGTTATTCTATCCAAGATTGGAGCAACTGCAGAAGCTCTCCTTACATTCAATTTTTGTAATATTTTAACTACCGAATCATATGCCCCTGTCATCATCGAAGTTGCAAAACTGTTAATCAGTGGTTCGATCTTGGCTTTGGAGACCGAGTTCATAACCTTATCGAGCCCTTCCGGATCATTCTTTTTAAGATCGGTGAATTCCGGGGTTTTCATCAGAGCGTCAAACTCTTGCTCAGAAGATGTCTTTTCTACTGCGTTAGTATTTCTAACAATAAGTGCCGTCTCTTCTTTATCTTCTGGGGCATCTTGCTGTTTCTTTTTAGTAACTGCTCCGGGTTTTCTCATGCCACCTAAGCGACTTTTTGGGCGGTCGCCCATTCCGAACTTCTTTAATGCGTTCCCAATAGCACCGACTGCGTCTATTTCTGATAAACTTTCGCTATTGGTTTTCGATTCAACCAAAAAGCTTTTCCACTTATCATGAAAGCTTTCGGGGCTACTCATCATCCAAAACCTCGTTCAGTAATCTATTGATTCTGTCGGCTTTGGTAAATACTTTGTTTTGAAACTGTTTAGCTTCCTTCATCATGAAAGCACCAGGAGTTGAGGGCTCCGATACAAAGTCAAAACAAATTAGCTGAAAGTCATCTTCAACAACTGTATTGCCTTGTGATTCTGATACAGAACCCATTCCGCGGGATGATATCCCAATGCTAACACCAGCACGGACAAGTTCTTGTAATACTTTGCCGGCGGGAGTGTCGAGCACTTTTGCTTTGCCCATAACATTTTTGCCGTCCCACCAAACCTTTGTCATCATATGTGACGCGTTTTTAAGATTGATGACCGAATCTTCGGGATGATCTAATTCTCCCAAAGCTCTTCGTTCACTGACGAGCTTATCATAATTTTTCATTTCGCGAACGAGAACATTGTGAGGATAAACGCGACCGTTTCCATTGACTGTGTCTGATCTTTGAATAATTCCAGATAGATACATGCCACCGTTAGCAACAAACGCCTTCTCATCCTCAGTCAGTAAATCTTGACAAACGCCACCATCGCAAAGTTCGTAATACTCTCTCAATAATTTCTGACTCATAGCTAAGATCCTTTGCAGCAGCGCCTAACTGGCTGCAGCATCCACTTATTTGTCCAAGTATTTGTGTTCATATTTAACTCCGTTGTCTCCAAAGACCATGTTTAATATATAGGATGTTCCGGAAGATAACCATCCCAAGAGGAAAAAGTTAAAAACAGAAACTTCAAAACTAAATAGTTCTGTAAATGGTGAAAGCAACATCAAAGCCCAACCTACATGAAAACCCATGCACATTGGACAGTGAAAAACTTTCCCGTAACCACCGAGTGAATCCTTTGGCGGTCTAATTTGTTTTATAGCCGGCATGTCGCTATAAACTAATATCTGTGTCAGCCCGTAGGCACACAAGATGAATGTCATTAATTCCATTAATAATCCTAAATGGTGTATAGGTAGTTTAGTGAGTATGGGTCTCGGATGAAGCCCGGTCGGATAGACCCCTTTTCTGTAGATTGGGGGACTTCACCAAGTTCGGTAGAGTCCTCTTTGTCTGGATGAATAAGCTCGTCATCCGTCATGGACACTATTGCTTCCATAGACTCAAAGTATGGTCTCTCTTCATCAATAAACTCTGAAATGTTTATCAAAGTCATCTTTGCTGAGTTTAAGTTTTCTTTAAATGAATCTTGCATAGTTGCCTCAAAGGCACCGCAAAACGAAGATGCTTGAATTGATTCAGGGATTACAAGACCCTTTTTTCTCAGGTGAGTGAAAAGTCTATTTTGAGCACCGTATACAAGATCACTCATGTTTTCTTTCGGAAAAACAACTACCTTGTTACTGCTTGGCGACAAGACGATATCTATGTCTCCATGATCGAAGATCATAAGATCGCCGTTCATACTCTTTCTCAAGTCCATCTCAAGTCGTACCGTGGCGCTTTGGTTGCCACGACCAATCTTAATCGTTAGAGCCATTATCGCTGATTTCCTTTACAAGTTCTTGAGTTTTCAAAATAGAAAACAATAAGTCATCACTAACATTTGAGCCAGAGTACGACTCCAATTTTTCAACAACACGAGTTGTCTTATCAGCCATATCTTTGTCTGATTTGATCTCATCTGTCATGATCCCACTATTGAGTGCTTCTTTGAGTCTTGAGATTTCATTATTTAGAAACATTTTCAAAGACACTGCGTTGTCTGAGAATGACAAGATGTAGTGTGTCAGAAGTTCTCGTTGTTCTTCTAGCAGATTGTTGGAATATTTCTTGTTAAATTTCTCCACAAAAGTTGTTATCACTAAATCATCAACTGTCTGGGTCTCAATCTCTTGAACTTCATCAGACATAAATGTAACAATCTCATTTTCTAAAAGAACCTTATCCTTTGGAGAAGTCTTCAAGGAAAACATCTGATCAATTGTAGCTAATGTTTTATAGTTGGGAACAAAGTTGTTAAAAATATCTGAATCAATCTGAATGTTTACATCTTTTATTGCTTCTGATTGAGCCTTGAACAATGCTGTCGGATCTATAAGTCTCTTTTGCATCTTAGTTTCGTTTAAAATTCTTCTAGAATCCTCCGTGCTCAAGCTTTGATTCTCTGCAAGTGACTGATAGCATTGTAGATCCTTTCTGAGTACTGAGTTAAATCCGAAATGCTTCTTCACAATCGAAACTACCCTTTCCTTAGTCGAATGATCGCCTCTCAAAATTGCAGCTGTCGCCTCTTTGATAAGCGCTTCATACACAAGCGCGGTGTTTCTTTTCTTATTGTGTCTTCTCTTCATTTTTTTGCTCCATTAATAAACTATTATTCTCTAGACTCTCTAAAA